CTGTTCTGCAATCTAATCACTGCTAATTATTATGCCAGATGATGAGGTGATTAATCTTAAATTTGAGTATTTGAGGGAAAAGATGGAGTCCATTGATAAAAAATTAGAAAAATTGGTAGACTCCATTTCAACTAGACAGGAAGACTTAGAAGTTAGACTTGTTGCTCTAGAAGTATCTGATGCTCAAAATAAGATATTTAGAAAGGTAGTCTATGGAATACTTGCTGGTGCTGCTGGCCTCGTTGGGCTCGCTGTGCTTTTTGCTCTTACTGGAATCGGAGGCTAATGCTATGTCCAAGTCTTATTTAAAACTAGGATCATGGAATGCTATTTGTGATCGCTGTGGTAGAAAATTCAAAGCTAGTGAATTAAAGAAGACTTGGGATGGCTTTTGGGTATGTGAATATGACTATGAAACAAGACACCCACAAGAGCTTCTAAGAGGTGTTAAGGATAACCAGTATGTTCCTTGGACTAGACCAGAAGGTGAAGATCACTTTACTGATATTTGTTCTGTTCTAGGTAGATCAGCTATTGCTGGTTATGCAGAAGCAGGATGTAGTGTAGCAGGTCTTTATGTTAACCCAGATGATTATAATGTACCAGAAGGAACACACTAATGGCAGATACTTATACGTTTACTCTAAATAGAGATCAGGTAATTAAAGGTGCTCTAAAGAAGGTTGGAGCTATTGGTCAAGGTGAAGACCCCAATACTGACCAAGTTACTGAAGCTGCTGAGTCTCTTAATATTCTAGTTAAGGCATGGCAAGCAGATGGTCTTCCTCTGTGGAGAATTAAGAAAGACTTCTTTGATCTTTCTGCTGGACAGGCTAAATATAGTACTGATACTTCTTTTGGCCTAGATGCTAAACCAATGAAGATTATGCAAGTATATCTACACGATATTAACTCTGGTTCTGATATTGAACTGGTTACTGTATCTCGTATGGAATATAATAGACTGGGTAAGAAAGATGCTCAAGGCTATCCTACTCAATACTACTATGATATTCAGAATACTCATGGAGAACTTAATCTCTATCCAGTACCTAATACAGATGCACAATTAAATAAACAGCTTGCTATTATTTATCAAGAGCAAGTTAAAGATATTCTAGTTTCTACTGATGTTCCTGACTTTCCTTCTGAGTGGAATAGAGCATTGGTATATGGCCTAGCCTGTGATATTGCAGATGATTATGGTGTACCTCTGAAGGAACGTGCTTATCTGCAACAAAGAGCTACACTGCTCAAAGCAGAAGTCCTGTCTTGGGATCAAGAAGATGCTTCTGTATTCTTTACTAAAGAAGTTAGAGGTGGTATGTAATGTTACCTAAACTACTTGAACGATTTTTACTCTTTAAGTTCATCTTTCCTAAGTTCTACTTGGCAGATGATGACTCTGAGAGTACTTCTGATGACGGTCCGGGCAGCTATTCTAGTGATTATGGTGCTACTGAAGATTCACAAGGTAACTCTTTAGACTCTGGAAGTAGTGGTGGTCTAGAAAGTCTATCTCCGGGATATGGAGGTACTTTTGTAGATACCTCTGGACTATATACAGAAGGTACTGGTATTGGTGGTGATCCTAGTTGGAATAATGACTATGGTGATTATACTAATGAATCTCTCTATGACACAGCACCAACAACTAATAACATCAACTCTTGGTTTGCTCCGGGAGATTGGTATGGAATGGATAACCCACAAATAGTAGGTGATACTGCTGCTTGGGGTGCAATGAATCAAGGCTGGACAGGCCCTAGTATCTCTGGTATGTTAGGTACTTATGGGAACGATTATGCTAGTAGAGCAGACTCTCTTTGGAATGCTGCTTTTAACGACCAAAATAAAGTTCCTAATATTGGTATGGGTATGACAGCACCATTAAGTGCTCTTGCTTCTGGACCACTATCTGCTGCTGGTATGGATGCTTTATATGGATATGCTAGAACTGCTATCCCCGGATTAAGCTTGGCTAATCTTGCATTAAACTTAGTTCCTACTGCCATTAACAATCCCTCTAATAAGAATATTATTGGTGTTGCAGGTTCTGGGTTATCACAAGTTCCGGGCATAGGGATTGGTGCTCCTCTAGGTACTCTAGGACTCGCTACCGCCCTTGGTGAGGGTAAGATGGCTGCTAATGGTCTTGGTGGCCTCTTAGGTGGCTTATTGGGCTCACAAGTAGCTAAGGGATCAGAGTACCAAGCTCTTACTGGTCTAGCAGGCTCTAAAGCAGGTGCATGGGCTGCTAATAATATGTATAACTCAGCTAATCAGAATACTGGTCTACAAGACTATCAAAACAGTTCTATGATGACTGATAGTTATTCTGGGTATGATACACCTAGCTTTATGGCTGCACCACAGACATCTACCTCCCAAACAGGAGCAGATACTTCTGGATTGGGTAGTCTAGCATCTGGTAGTTATTATGGTAGTAGGCCATACCTTGGAGATACTTCTTCCTCTGATAAACTCAATCTAGAGGGAGCAAGTTCTGGTACTTCCTACGCTTCACTTTAAGAGGATATTATGGCAACTTTAAGACTTCCTTTGGCTGGTACAAACACTTCTAGAAATAATGAACCTACAAAAGATCAGAAGTTTACTAACTGTTATCCAGAAACTGTAGAGAATAAAGAGACAGAACAGAAGAGATACTTTATTAAGAAACGCCCCGGCCTTCGTCCTAAGAAGGCTTTAGGTGCTGATACACTATCTATCTTCTATTGGGAGGCTAATAACCTAACGTACTATGTAACTGTGGATGGTGGATTATTTGCTATTGATATTGATGATGTAGGAACTCCAATAGAAGTTATTGCTGATGGTACTTTAAATATGACCTACAATAAGTTTGGGTTTGCTTCTATGTCTCTAGATGCAGATAAGCTGTGATGGTGTAAGTGGTTGGGTAATTACTACTGCTAATGTAGCTACTAAGATTACTGATGCTGACTTTCCTACCCCACATAAACCCTGTCCTATCTTCTTTGATGGTTATGTATTTATCTTAGGAGAAGATGGTAGTCTCTATAATAGTGATATTCAAGACCCTACTAGTTGGGATGCTCTTAACTTCATTACTCCTGAGATGTACCCAGATAAGGCTCTGTGGCTAACAAGACAGGCTAATCAACTCTGTGTAGTAAGCTCTTCTTCTGTAGAGTTCTTCTATGATGCTGCTAATGCTGATGGTTCTCCTTTAAATAGAACACCACAAGCAGTTATTCAGATTGGTAGTCCTTATCAGTACAGTATTGCTAGTTCTGATGGTCTTATTATGATGCTTGCTAATAGTCCTAATGGTGGTTTATATGTTGTAGGTATTGAGTCTCTTAAGATGAATCCAGTATCTAACATCGTAACTAACAGAGCTATTAGTGAATATATCATCTCTCTGAATCTACCAGCAGGTACAGTAAGTTCTGGTATCTACGGGAATCTTCTTAGAGTTGATGGGCACTTCTTCTATGTACTTTATATTTGGGGTAAGCAGTTTGTATATGATATTGTAGAGAGGGTGTGGGTTGAATTCTTAATCTCCCCTTCTACTAATACATTACCTGTATACACTACCATGAAGCAGGGTGAGACTATCTTCTCCTTTGACCAATTCCTTTGTAGATTTGATTCTACTTACTACTATGATGGGCCTGAGTTTAGACAAATTCCTGTAACTATTCAGACTAACTTAATTGATGGTGGTAATCTTAATAGGAAGTTCTGTAGAAAGATGTATCTGGTAGGGGATAACTATACTTCTACTAATACAGTGACAGTATCTTGGACTGATAATGATTTCCAATCCTTTCATGGAAATAGAACTATTGACTTGGTTGACCGTCCTATTATGACACAGTGTGGAGCTTTTAGACGCAGAGGATTTAAGATTGAGCATTCTGAGAATAATGCTTTACGCTTAGAGTTTATTGAACTAGAACTGGAGGGAGGTACACATTAATGGCTAATCTTCCACCACCCCCTCTTAGTGATGGTGATATTACTAGTTGGGCTTGGAGGGACTGGTTTAATACTTTGTATAATAAAACTAAATCAGTGCTTACCAAGCATAATGATCTAGAGGATATTCAGGGAGGTAGTTCAGGCCAATACTACCACCTGACCTCTGCTCAACGAACTGACGTTACTACTATCCCTACCATGACTTCTAATATCAATACTTTACAG